CGGTGGTCGCCGTATCATCCTCCAAAAAGCGGAAAGGCCGCAAAGCCGCTACGGGCCATGCTTTATGCGCCGACCTCGCCGACGCCTATGCGACGGAGGTCGTGGCCGGCCGGGTCGTGGCGAACGTGCGAATCCGCGAGGCTTGCCGCCGCTACCTCGAGCTCCGCAAGGCGAAGGCCGGGATCTGGTGGGACGAGGCGGGCGCGGAGGCCGTGCGCGCCTTTGCCCGCAAGTGTGGCCAGGGCGTCGAGGAGGGCGCCGGCACGGCGCTCGAGTGGCTGCCGTGGCAGTGCATGCTCGGCATGGTGCTGCACGGCGCCAGGCGCGTCGTGGAGGGCGTCAAGACTGACCACCCGTACTTCAAGGCCGTGCTGGTCGTGATGGCGAAGGGCAACGGCAAGACCGAGACCGCGGCCGGGCACCTCATGCATGGCCTGGCCGACCCGAAGAAGCGCCTGAGCTTCAGCTGCGCGGCGCCCGACGGCCGGCTGTCGCAGATCGTCTGGCAGCGCATGCGCCAGATGTGCGAGACCATGAACGGGAACCACCCCGACGGCACGGAGTGGAAGGCGACGGGCGCGACGACCATCGCCATCCCGGGCCGCGTTCTCCACGGGGATGCAGTATTTACTACATTGCCGTGCACCGACAAGGCGCTGGACGGGCGCATGGATCGCCTGTGCCTGATGGACGAGGCCGCGCGCATGCGCTACGGCGTCGGCCGGCTGCTGACGGGCCTGTCGAAGAACCCGAGAGCGCAATGCCTGGCGATCTCGACGCCCGATCCCGAGCAGCGCACCATGCCGATCTGGGCCTACTGGGAAGCTTGCGAGAAGGCGCTGACGCAGGGCGAGGCGCTGCCGCATGGCTGGTTTGCCATGCTCTACGGGCTCGACCAGGACGATGCCGCCGATGACCCGGAGGCATGGCCGAAGGCGCACCCGTCGCTCGGGGTGACCACGCAGCGCGCCGACATCGAGAGCGCGGCCAGGACGATGCTGGCGTCGGGCGACCCGACGCAGATCGCGGAGTTCGAGACCCAGATCGCCTGCCGCTACCACGAAATCGCCACCACCGACCTCGACCTCGGGGTGCTCGACCGGCAGACCGAGCAGGTGAGCTGGGATCGCCTGCAAGGCGCGCCGGCTGTGGTTGCGATAGACCTGAGCCGCGGCGGATACGGCGCCCAGCTCGACCTGACCAGCCTGTGCCTCTTGGTCGTGGACGGCGAAAAGGTGCGGGGCCGGACGGTGAGCTGGTGGGCCGGCACGGACATCCAGCTCGACGAGCGGCGCTCGAAGTGCCCGTTGGGCGCCTGGGTGGAGCAGGGGCACCTGCGGCGGATGCCGGGCGAGTGGCACGACATGACCGTCGTGGAGGCCGAGCTCGAGCACCTGATGCGCCGCTACGACGTGCGGAAGATCGGGGTAGATCCGCACCCGGCGCAGGCCCGGGACATCCGGCGGTGGCAGGAGAAGGGCTGGCCCATCGTCCCGGTGGATCAATCCATCCGCACCATGGCGCCCGCGTGGAAGGTCTGGTGCGACCTGCTGCGCTCAAAGCAGCTGACCTACGACCCCGACCCGGTGCTGCGCTCAGCGCTGAACGCCGTGCGCCTGATCCGGGACAACGTGGGCAACACCCGGCCCGTGAAGGGGCGCTCGGCAGGCAACACCGACGCGGTGGTCGCCGGCAACATGGCGGCGCTGCTCCTCGAGCACCACCAGGTGCGCGAGGCGTCGGGCATCGCCAACAGCAGCTGCCCCATCGGCTGACCGGACAGCCAACTGACAGCGAACTGACATTGAGGTGCACTTGAGGTGCACTTGAGGTGCAAGCTGAGGTACGCGCTGAGGTACGCGTTGCACACTTTGGAAATCCGGTTGCAAAATCGGGGCATTCGGTTCCGATCCCGGTGTGGGACTGTTTGACCGCATTTTCCGCCTGAAGTTCGGCATCACGTGGTTCAGCTCGCCTGATCCGCTGGTGCGGGCATCGCTTGAGTCCATCCCGGCGGTGGTGCGCGCCACGAACCTGATTGCCGGCGACATCGCCCGCCTGCCCGTCAAGGTGTTCGACAGCGAGGGGCAGGAGATCGCCGACCACCCCGTGACCGCGCTGATGAACGGCGACGCCAGCCGGTGGCAGAGCGGCTTCGAGCTGCGGCGGTTCACGACCACCGTCGCGCTCACACGCGGCAACGGCTTTGCGCTGATCCGGCGCGCCTCCGACGGCAGCGTGGCCGAGCTCCAGCCCGTCCCGGCCGACGCCTTCCTCGGCGAACTGACCGAGGAGGGGATGACCTACCGGCTGAACGACACGACCCTCCAGGCCGACCAGCTGCTGCACCTTGGGTGCTACCCCGATCCGCGCCAGCCGTGCTGGTTCCGCAGCCCCATCGACGCCGCGAAGCCTGCGTTCGAGCTGACCGCCGACCAGGACGCTGCCCATGCCGCGCTGGTCAAGACCGGCTCGATGGGCAAGGTCGCCATCATGCACCCGGGCGCAATGAGCGACCAGACGGTGGAGGCCATCCGCAACGCATGGAGCACCATGCACGCGACGGCCGACGGCGCCAGCCGGCCGCTGATCCTGCGCGAAGGGATGAAGGCCGAGCGGATCTCGCAGGAGACCTCGAGCTCGGTGCTCGAGTCGCGCCGGTTCTCGGTGCAGGAGATCGCCCGCGCCTACGGCGTCCCGCCCGAGATGCTCTTCCAGCAGGGCGGTGGCGCTCTTGCGTCCCAGGCTGAAACCGCCCGGGCCTACTCCGACGGCGCCATCGCGCTCTGGGCTTCCGCGTGGGAGTCGGAGCTCACGCGGAAGCTCTGCCGTCCGGGCGAGCGCGTCAAGTTCGACACGACGCCGATCACCCGCGGAAGCCTCCGCGACCAAGGCATGAGCTACTCGAAGCTCGTCCTGGCCGGCGTGATGAGCCCCAACGACGCACGGCACATGCTGGGCCTCCCCCCCGTCGCCGGGCTGGATACGCCGACGGTGTCCATGCCCGGCGGCGCCTCGGCAGAGGTTGGAAACCCGGACGCGGAGGGCGACCAGAATGCTTGAGACCCGCACCACGGCCTTCCAGCGCGAGGGCAACAAGCTCGGCGGCTACGCGGCCGTCTACGACGCCCCGAGCCACACGCTCGCGTTCCCCGGCATCAACAAGGGCCAGCCGTTCGTCGAGCGCGTGGCGCCGACGGCGTTCGAGCGCAGCCTCGGATCCAACATCCAGCTCCTCGTCGGCCATGACCGCCGCGAGCTGCTGGCGAACACGAAGAGCGGTCTGCTCCAGCTGCGTTCCGACGAGCGCGGGCTGGCGTTCGAGGTCGAGCTGCCCGACACCCAGCGCGCCAGGGACGTTCGCGCCCTGGTCGATGCCGGCGTGCTCACCGAGATGAGCTTCGGATTCCACGTGCGCAAGGACGCCTGGAAGGGCTCCGAGCGCACGCTCCTGGACGTTGACCTCCGTGAGGTCTCCATTGTCGAAACCGGCGCGTATCCGCAGACGCACGCCGAGTCCCGCACCTATAGCCCGGCACTCGTCCGGCTGCGTCTGCGGTTGAGGACACTTCGATGAAGCAGGCTGAGATCATTGAGCGCCGCAAGGCCATCGAGACCGAGGTCGAGGCGATTCTCGCCAACGACCAGATCAGCGTCGAGCAGGAGGCCCGCGCCACCGAGCTCATGGACGAGCTGAAGGATCTGAACCAGAAGCGCTCCGCGGCCGAGCTGCGCGAGCGGTTCGCCGGCCACGCCCTGGCGACCAAGGCCAAGACCGAGGTTCGCGAGCGCGAGGACGAGCAGCGCAGCCGCCCCGAGTACCGGGATGCGTTCTACGGCTGGCTCAAGGGCGGCAAGGTCGCCGAGTTCCGCGAGCTGATCAGCACCGCGAGCTCGAGCATCCTGATCCCGAAGCAGGTCGAGGAAACCATCTACAAGTACCTCCAGGCGAACAGCATCACGCGCAACGTCTGCGACTACCGCACGGTTGCCCGCGGCGACGCGACGCTCCGCTACAACACGCTCGAGCCCTCGAGCTACACCAACGCCTGGAGCCCGCAGGACACCGGCACCACCGCGGCGACGGACATCGACCCGGCGTTCGCCGAAGTGTCGCTGAAGCCGCTGCCGATCCTGCCCAAGACGCAGGTGTCGGAGCAGCTGATCTACAGCGCCAACTTCGACATCGAGGCCGAGGTCGTTGACAACCTCATGCGGCAGTTCGCCCGCATGACCGAGGCCGGATACATGGCTGGCGTGACCAACGGCCCGAGCAACGCGCTCTTCACCGTGCAGGCATCGGCCACGCAGATCACCACCGCGACCAGCACGGGCACCACCCGCGCCCTGGCGGTGGCCGCTGCTGCAACCTTGTCCAACCTGATGGACATGCGCTACACGCAGCTGCCGACGGCGTACTGGGGTTCGTCGGCGTGGATTATGCCGAAGGACATGTACGCGAAGGTGGCAGACATCCGCGCTGCGTCCGGCAGCAATGTGCCGGTGTTCGTCCCGAGCTCCGACGCGGGCATCACGCAGGGCGCCAGCGGCTTCCTGCTGGGCCTCCCGGTCTACGTGACGGACTACCTGCCGACCCACGTGAGCACGGCCAGCACCGGCAAGAACGTCCTGGCGCTGCTCGGCAACTTCTCGGAGGCCTACGCCATCCGCGAGTGGGGCGGCATGTCCATGCGGCGAGACGATCTGACCTCCGCGAACAGCGCCCGCATCGTGTTCCGCGGGTTCGGCTGGGGCAACGCCGCCTTCACCCGCGGCAAGGCCATGGTCCAGCTCCAGGTCACCAACGCCTGATAGGTCATCTCCCCCCAGAGGCTGGGGGTGCCCCGTTCGCGGGGCACCCCCAAGCTGAGGAGCCCCGATGCCGATTGACCTGCCGAAGCTCAGGGCATGGGCCCGCAAGCCGCATCAATACGACGATGCGGCTCTTGCCATGTCCTGGGACGCGGCCGTCGCCGAGCTCGAGGCCCGCACCGGCTGGGTGCTCGATGTCGGCACCAGGACGCAGTACGTGCCGGATTCGCCAGACAACGACGAGGCGCTTGTGCTGCTTGCGCGCCAGCCTTGCTCGGCCGTGTCCGCAACCGATGCAAACTCGATTGTCCAGAGCCTCAAGCTCGTCACGATCAATGGGCTGAAGTACGTGATGATGGACACCAACACGGCCGACGCGGCCGTGAGCCTGGTGTACCCAATCACCATCACCCTCACGTGCGGCAGCGCGACGCTCGACCCGCTCCTCGAGATGGCCCTCATGCAGCGGGCCGTCGAGATCGAGGCCAGCCGCGGCGACGATACGGTGGCGCTGCCAGGCGCCTATTGGGACCGCATCTGCAAGATGTACGGGAAGGGGATCGGCTGATGGCCGGGCACGTCCCGGCCGGGATGCTCCGCGTCCCCATGACGATCCAGAACCCGACCAGGGCGGTGGATGCGTTCGGCCAGCCGACCGAGGCGTGGCTCAGCGTCGGCGTCGTGCATTGCCACGTCGAGGTCGCCGGGACGCAGGAGGTGATGGATGACCGCGGCGTGTCGGTTCGCACCGACTGGCGAATGCTGGCGTCCTGGCACCCCGATCTGAGCGCCCGCAGCCGGCTGGTCTGGAACGACCACGGCACCGACCGAACCTTCAACGTCCGCGCCTGCTGGGATCGTGACCAGCGCCGCCGGCGCATGGAGCTCGAGGCCACGGAGGTGGTGCCGTGAGTGCCGTCCGCATGCGCGTGGACGATGCCAAGCTCCGCAAGGTGCTGGCAGAGCTGTCGCCTAGGATGAACGAGCGCGTTCGCAAGACGGGCGCCCGGCGCGCCTTTGCGCCATACCTCAAGACGCTCAGGAACCTCTGGCGCTCGGCGTCGTTCCGCGGGCGCCCGCTGCACCGGCGGGCCATTGCCAGCGCCACGAAGGTGGACATCCGCCGCAAGGGCAGCACCGCGGACGCGGCGCTCCAGATGCGGATGGGCGTCCAGTACGGCCGCAAGGGCGGGGCAGCCGCCAAAGGCCGCCAGCGCGTCTGGCACCTGCTCGAGAACGGCTTCCGCCACCGCAGCGGCACCGTGGTGGCCGGCCGGCGCATCAGCACACGGTTCGCCACGACCAACATCCAGAAGCTCGGCGAGTCCATCGCCACCGAAACCCTAGCCGCGGCGAAGTCCGTGCTGAGGCTCTGACTTATGTCCTTCACGAACGCCATGAAGGGACTGTTCGCGGTGCTCGACACGGGCACCTACCCGATGTTCGTCGGCCTGCGCCAGGCGACGCAGGCGACCCCGTGCATCGTGTTCGAGGTGACGAACGCGGAGCTGATGACAATGCATCGGTTCCCTGCGACGCCTGCCGACCGCAAGGAACTCTGGCAGGTCACGGTCGAGATCGCCTGCATTGCCGACACCGTGGACGCGGTGAGCGCCATGGTCGATGACCAGTTCCTCGCCTTGACCAGCAACCCGCCGCTCACGGGGCAAGGCTTTGCGGCCATCCTTACGGCCTTCAGCGTCACCATGACCACCGAAACACCCGACGATGGGCAGTCCGACGCGGAGCGCATCGGCACCATCACCGCAACCATCCAACTCGTGGAGAGCTAACCCATGGCACTCGTCCCAGGCTACGGCGGAACAGTCACCTTCAGCGGCCAGAGCTCCGTGGCCTGCCGCTCCGTCACCATCAACCAGGAGCGCGCCGCCCTGGACATCACCCAGATCGGCGACTACATCGAGAAGCGGGCAGCCGGCCGCGCCAGGCAGACGGGCAGCATGACGCTGTACCGGCAGGACGGCACCATCGACAACACCCTCCGGGCGCACATCCTGCCGACCACGTTGGCAAACGCCGTCACCACCACCGCGACGCTCACTTTCACCTACGCGGACTACGGCAGCGCGTCCTACGGCTCCTGGAACATCATCATCACCAGCGCGACCCTGACCGATGACGGCACCGGTGCGGGGCTCTGGGAACTCACCTTCGAGCGGGCGACCTGATGCCCGTCGATCCCGCCAAAGTCACCGCCGCGCCCCGCACCGTGGAGATCGACGGCATCGGGCCCGTCGTGGTTCGGCGCCCCGTCCTGGCCGACGTGCAGAACGCGGCCGCCAACCCCTACTGGTGGGCCAAGTGCTGCTCCATGCCGGATGGTTCGCCGCTGTTCGCGGCCGGCGCCGACATCGGGCAGCTCGACGCCGAGGTGGCGGCAGCGCTCATCACGGAGGTCAACCGCCCCCGCCCTACACCGGGGCAGAACGACGCGCCTGGCGCATCGGAAGCCCCGAGCAACGGCTGACCATGGAACTCGGACTCGCCAAAGACCTGACGAGCCAAGAGCGGTGCGAGCACCTGCTGGGTGTGATCGCCTGCGCGGTCACCGGTCGCCGTCCCGGCGAGGTAATGCCCTGGCTGATGGGAGACCTCCATGGCTGACAAGAGCCTGAAGGCAGTCATCTGGGCCGAGTTCGACCCCCGCGGCGTCACCAAGGGCGTCGCGGCGGCGAACACCGAGCTCCAGAAGCTCAACAAGAGCGCGGGCAGGGCGGCGACGGCGGCGACGGTCTCGGCCGCCCTGAACGTCGCCCAGATGGGCCTCGACGCCCTGCGGACGGTCGTGGGGGCCATCGACCGCCGGTTCACGCAGCTCAACGAGGTCACCCAGCGGTACAGCGCGGCCGCCGGCGGCGCAGCTGCACAGGGCAGGGTGACCGAGATCATGGCGAACATGAGGGTCGCCAAGGCGCTCGAGGCCGGGTCAATCGAGGCGACGCAGGCCAAGGAAGCGGCAAAGCTCGGCGAGGCGTCGCGCCTTGAGCGCAACGCGGAGCAGGTGTCCAAGGGCATGGGCGCCATGGCGCGGTTCTTCGAGAACTTCGGCAGCAGCGCAAACATCCTCATTGAAGGCGCCGGCATGGGCATTGCTGGTTTGGAGCAGGTGCTCGGAGGGAACATTAGCCAAGGCTTGCAGACCATCGGCGCAGCCGGGACAACTACCGCCAACGAACTCACGACGGCGAGCAACTTCGCCTACGCGCCGACCGCGCCCGGGCGCGGCATGCAGACGCAGGAGCAGATGCAGACCGAGTACCTACGGCAGATCGCCAAGGCGGTGGGTGGACAATGACCGCAACCGTGACCGTCATCGAGCTTGCCGACTCCCGCACCTGGACGTGGAACCAGCCCGGGAACGAGTCATCGGTCGTATGCACCTACCTCGCGTCCTGGCTGCCCAACGACCCGGCCGACGTGTACCCCGGCGACCAGATTATCCTCGGCGACACCAACATGCCGAAGCCGTCCCGGCGCCCGCCGACGGCCGTGCATGCGAACGACACCAGCCTCAAGGAACTCGTCTGCCGCAGCGTGAACATGGTGCCGGCGCGGGAGCGGCCGTACACGTGGCGCGTACAGGCAACCTACTCCAACCCCGAGATGGTCGACGCCGACATGGGCGTCTTTGCCCGGCAGACCCGCACGTCCGGGTCGCGCCTGATGGAGACCTACCGCACGTGGACAACGCTGCCGACCGACGGCAGCCCGTCCTACCCGCCGACCGACATCGGCGGCACGAAGCTCGACTGGAACGGCAACCCGCGCCAGCGCGAGGTCGCGCAGCAGACGATCCAGCTCGAGTACTTCTGGGATCGCACGACCTCGGGAAGCGACACGGCGACCGAGCCTGCATTCTCCACGTTCATCACGAACCAGGGCAAGCGAAACACCGACGTGCTCTTTGGCTGCCCAAAGGGAAGCCTGCTCTACCGCGGCTGCCAGGCCACCCTCGAGAACGAGGTCTGGCGCCTGGTGCACGTGTGGGTGTTCGACAACCTGTACCACCTGGTGCAGCTGCCTGTCCCCAACGCGACGGGGGCGCCGATTCTCACCGCCGGCATCACCATCGCAGGGCAGCAGATCCTCCAGGTGACCTCCGTCGGCTGGTACCAGATGTACACCGATTTCGTGGACTTCAGCACCGTGCTCCCGGCGGACATCTACGGCGAGCTCACGAAGGCGAGGCCGCGGAAGGTATGACCTACACCCGGCCCATCTTCTCGCGTGGTCTCTTCGGCAAGGCCAACCGACTGGTCTGCAACGGCTGGACGGAGGCCGCCGCGGCCGTCGGCGAGAACCGGCAGGGGCTCGATTGGGCGCAGCGGCAGCTCGTCCGCGGCACGGTCATTGCGCAGGCGCTCTGCACGGTCAACAGCGCGACCGCCTGGAGCGGCGGCACGAACCGATGGCTGTACTCGGTGCAGCTCTGGGTGCCCGACCCCTACGTGGCCGGCGGCATCGCCCAGCCTGCCGACAGTCGCTTTACGTACACGGACTGCGTGAACATCCGCGAATGGCACAACGTGGCCGGCCTCGCCGACTGCAACGACCTGACCACCCCGTCCGCGTCCATCGGGCCCGTCGGCAGCCAGTACACGGCGGGCGCCTGGCCGACCACCAACCTCAGCGCAAAGGTGCACGTGTGGGTGGTCTACGACCGGAAGGGGCTGGTGTTCCCGTACTTCGACCGACCAAATCCGCTCCGCTGCGAGGAGGCTGAGTAATGCTGGACTTCGCCACGACACCATCCGCACCCGTCGTGCTGCGACCCGGATCGCAGTTCGACCTCTCGGTGCACGTCCACCAGGACGGCGCCAACTTCCATTGGACGAACGCCACGGGCGGGCCGTACACGCCAAAGGCAAGCCTGCGCGTCGGTGGCACGACGTTGGCGACCCTCACCGGCACGGTCGTGAGCGCCGGCGGCGGCACCGCGTCGTTCTCATGGACGAGCGCCCTGACCGCGACGTTGCCTGCGCGGGCCTTCGGCGAGGTGCAGCTGTGGGCAGACCAGAACAGCGGCACCGAGAACCTTCAGATCGGAAACGTCACGTTCCAGACTGGCGAGGTGATCCCATGAATCGGCCTGATTTTGCAAACGATCAAAGGAGAGTGAACTAATGGGCATGTCAATGATGCGCCGCGGGGCGCTTGCGTCCATCGTCCTGGAAGGTCCGACCCTCTATGGATCAGGCATCCCGTCCACCTTCCTAATCGATGCCGCCAATGGCGACGATTCCCTCGACATCATCGTCATCGGCGACAGCAACGCTGGATCGAACGACTACGGCTATACGGTCGGGTGGGACAGGTACTTGGGCTACGAATTGGGCTGCGACATGTACGCGACGCCATTGCTGGGCGGCGGCGGCGACTACATCCTGTCGGGACCAACCTACCCGACGCAGTTGCAGCAGAACATGGCGAGCAACGGCGTGATCATGTACGGGGAGCTCAACGGAACGACCGGCGGCGCGGGGAGCACTGGCCCGATCCGACAGTTCTACAAGTACACAGACTCAGGCGGCGCCATCGACACGTTCGTCACGTACCTCGGCGTGAACAGCACGAACTACACGAACTTCTACACCACCATGCTGTTGCAGCCCAACCGGTTCAGCCATATGCCGGTTGCAATTGCCTCAGGCGATGTCTATGGGAGCGACAGCGCGGCTAAGAACGCCACCCGACTCCTGGATGATTCGCCGCTCATGTACGACGGTGCCACCAGTTTGCAGTTTCGGCTGGTGCACGGGATCTTTCCGTCTGGGAGCGGATCATTCAAGCTGCGCGTCATGGGCTCCGGCGCAACCATCGGATCAAGCATTTCTACAAACGGCGGAATCACCGGGTACGCAACCTCCACGATTTCGTTTACCGCATCCGCAAGCGCCTACTGCACGTGGGACGGAGGAACAACGGCACAGACAAGCGGAACGCTGTGCACCGGGCCTTTTGCCTCGCTCTGGCAGTCCATCATCCGTACCTCAAAGAAGGGCTACAGCGTCACCAACCTGACGACCAGCGAAGGACGCACCATGGTCGGTCTTGCCGACCGCTTGGAAGGCTGCGGCCTGTTGCTTGATGCGTTCCTGAAGGAGATCTACGAACGGCAGCAAGCGGCTGGCGGTTCCGGCAGGGCTCTTGTGTTTGTCAATGGCGGAATAAACGGCGACACCGCCGCCAATTGGACGAGCGCGGCCGACAGGATGGTCGCAAGGATCAAAGCACGGTGGCCGGGCTCGGCGGCCAACCTGGCGTTTGTATTCACCGTTTCCCATCCGATGACGAGCGCGTACACGCAAACCGGAAGTTCGTGGAAGACGGGCCGTGCGGCTGTGAGTACGGCGGCAAACTCCTGGGGCATCAGTAATGCCGGGAACAATGCTTGCGTGGTGGACATCAACCAGAAGTACCCGCCAATCAAGCTTCAGAAGGGATCGACGCCAACGGGAACCATGTACGCGAACGTGACCACGGATCAGCTGCACCTCAACAGCAGCTTCAGCTCACGATCCAATGGCTACGACGGCGTGGTCGGTTCTATCGGCTCAGCGCTCCTTTCGGCAGGAACATGAAGCGCGCCGCCGCCGCCATCTTCCTCGCCGGCTGCACGTCGGCGACCGCGACCATCGCGCATGAGGCGAACGACGTGCGCGCCGCCTCCATGCGCGCCCGGGCGCACCTGAACGCCGCCCAGGGCGAGCTCGACGAGATCGAGCAAAGCGCGGCCGAGGTGCATTCCTCCATCGCATACGTGTCCGATGAGGAGTCGCCCGTCTGGGGCGCCGTGAAGTTCCTGTCCGTGGCCGTCGTGGCCGGCTGTATCGCCGCGGTGGTGTATCGAATCAAGAAATAGGCGAACACCATGACCCAAGAGCAGATCCTGATCCTTGTGATGATCGTCAACGTCGTGGCCGCATTCGGAGCCGGCTGCTCCCTCGGCGCCACGTTCCGCACCAAGCACCCGAAGAAGGCTTCCCATGCTCGCCGAAAGTAACTTCGCCTCGACCATCGTCCTGATCGCCGCGCTCCTTGCAACCGGCGCCGGGCTCGGCTTCTGGTGGTGCCGGAAGCAGAGCTCGAAGTGATTAAGCGGCGTTGCTGCTGCGGCGGGACGGAGCCAGGCGGCATTTCCTGCCCGGAATGCCCGTCGCCGGTCGCGCCGTGCACGACCCCGCGCTATTCGGTTCGCGTGGTGGCCGGCGACATCAAGGCCGATTCGGCCGGGCTCGGTTGTCTCGCAATCTCTTCCCATGTCCTTGATTGCATGCGCGGAGACTGCGGGAGGACAACCTACCGCCGCAAGGCGCTGACTCTTTCCACGCTGGCCCTTGGCGTCTGCGATACGGCCGACATGTGCGACGCCATGATCGACCAGGACGGCCCGTATTCGGCAGGCGACCACGGGATCGTGTGGGAAGCATGCGAATGCAACTCGTTCGAGCCTGACCCAGCCGATGCATGCGTCCTCGAGTACGACCAGGAGAGCGGTGTCGTCATCACGTGGCTGGCTGCGCAGGTCTACTGGAATCCGGCCACGTGCTTTTGGGCGGCCACCGCTCCCCCTGGCACGGCAGGCGATTGCCGTTCCTACGTCGAGGTCGAATACACGTACACGGACACGTTCGACTACCCGTACTACGACGATGCCGGGCCGCCTGATCCGTGCAGCCGCACCCTCCAGACGTACACCGTGACGCGCACGTGGGTGTGCCAGTACTCGAGGCGCGTCCAGGCCGGGGAGTTCATGGCCGTCGGCACCTACCGCCTGGTGCGGTGCGTGTACCCGTCGGCCATCAACACCATCGGCCCCACGGGCGCCTGGAACGCGGGATGCGGCATTGCCGGCGGCACCGTGTGCTCGGCCGATGGCCTGACCAGCGTCGGCAAGATCCCGACGCTCTGGCAGCCGCCCAACAGCATCAACGTGGAGCGCCTGTGCTGACCTTGAACTACGAGCATGGGGGCGAGGCGCGCAGCGCCTGCTTCGAGGTGACCAAGGCCGGCAAGCTGCGCCAGGTGGACTGCTCCAGGCCGCGCCGGCGCAAGGCCGGGCTCGGCACGGCCATCAAGGCCGCGACCACCGCGGTGGGTATCAAGCCCTGCGGGGGCTGCCAGCGGCGGGCGGCGCAGCTGGACGCGGCGACGCCGGGGTGGGTGGCAAAGCTGCTTGCGCGGCTTTGGCGTCGTTCCGCGCCTTGATCTCCCAGGCGCGCAGCATTCCCCGGCACACGCCGTCCCGGACGAGGAAATACATCAACACGAAGCCGATGACCAGTTCGAGCCACATGCTTCCGATGCTACACTTGCTTCATGGATGCTTCAGTCGAGGTGTCCCTCAGGCGCATGGATGCCTGCCGCGGGGACTGGTGGCTTGTCCGCATGGACTCCTGGGAGCCCAATCGGTGGGATTTGTCGTGCGATCCACACGCTGGCTGGGACTGGCGCTGGAGGGTGGGGTCTGCTAACTCATGGGCGGTGCGGCGGTTACAAGCCGCAAACGAGGCTCGATGGGCACAGAGGAATCGTGCTCTAAAAGTGCAGCGCCTGCGCCAGATTGTCGATAAGATGCACCCGTAGCGTGGTGCATCCTGTGTCGGCGACCGTGTAGGCCCGCGTAATCTCGTTTTACAGAACACGCATAGACAGGGCCAGTTACCGACCGCGCCACGCTCTCTGACAGGGGAGCGCAATGCGCACGATTGATCGGACTGCGGAAGGCGTGAAAACCAGCACCATTCCGGTGCGAATCGACAAGGGGCTCTACGCCCGGGTAGCCGCCCTGGCGGCGCGGGAGGGACGCAAGGTGCGGGCGCAGCTCGAGCGCCTGGCCGAGGAGGCGCTGAGAGAGCAGCCGGTGCTTGAGGTGCGGAAGGGGGTGCGCAAGTGAACGCATTCAACGAAACGGCGCTGGCCCTGATCCCGCCGGCCGAGCTGGTCAAGCGCTCCCGCGACGCCATCGCCGCCGTCCGCGACGTGGTGGAGAAGCACTACATCGACGTGATCGACGGCAAGCGCTACCTGAAGGTGGCGGGAGCCCAGGCCATGGCGACCAGCCTGGGCTACACGACGGGCACGTCGACCTGCCGCTACATCGCCAGGGGCGACGATGGCGTCCCGGGCCGCTGGGAGGCCGTGGCGACCGTGATGCTCCAGGGCGTCGTGGTGGCGACCGGGATCTCGGCCGTGTTTGATGACGAGCGTGGCTGGAGCCGCAAGCCGCACTTCGCCCGTATGGGCATGGCATCGACCCGGGCGACCGGCCGCGCCCTCAAGGGCGTCATGGGCTGGGCGACGGCTCTGGTGGGCGCCGAGGGCAGCCTGAGCGAGGAGATGCCCGAGAAGGGGTCTAGGATGCCCAAGGAGGCGTCCGAGGGCTTTCGGAGCCTCCCGGCCCCTCCCAAGGCCAAGGACGCGCCCAAAGGCAATGGCGGGGCGCTACGCGAGGTTCGCGGAGTTTGTGCGGGCGTCGAGGAGCAGGTGAGCAAGGCCGGCAAGAAGTACTGGCGCGTCGGCCTCGAGGACGGGGAGGACACCGAGTGGTTCACCAGCTTCAAGCCGGTGGCTGACCTGGCCGGGCGCATGGTGCTGGTGAAGCTCGAGCCCTACAAGGACGGCATGATCGTCAGCGACCTCATCGACATGGAGGTCGACTGATGAGCAACACGCCACGGACGGCGAACCGCATCGGCCAGGTGTTCCGCCTTGCGCCGTGCCTGAGCTCCGACGAGCTGCTGGTGCTCCTCGCCCTCGCCGACTACGGCGACCGCATCTTCCCGTCCCAGGCGGCCTTGGCCGCCAAGACGCGGCTGCACATCTCGACCGTCAAGCGCGCCCTGACGGGGCTGCGGTCGAAGCAGGTTGTCACCGCAAAGGGGTACGGCAAGGCGCTGACATACATGCTTCACCTCGCTCACGCTGAGCGAGGTACCTCGCTCACACAGAGCGAGGTGGTCGCTCAGGCTGAGCGAGGTGGTCGCTCACACAGAGCGAGGGATCCTAATACCCAAACTAACTACCAACCTAACCCGCCGCCGGCTGAGGCCGGCAGGGGGGTGGCGGCTTCGCCATGGGAGGGGATTCCCGAGGACGCTATCCGCCGGATCCGGCGCTGGGTGCCGGAAGGCGCCGACGAGCTCTGCGCGGCTCAGCGCCGGGTCACCGAGCGGCGCCTCCTCGAGCTCGGGGTCGCCCGCGACCAGCTCGGGCGCTGGTGGTCACGCCTGGGCGACAGGTGGGGCGACACCGGCGTCCCGCCCTACGACAACCTTGCCACGACGCTGGACGGCATTGGCGGCGAGGTGCGCGACCGGCTGGCCGTCCTGGCATTCCGCATCGGGGTGGGGAGGGTGGCAGCATGACCGACCCAGGCGACGAACACGTGGAGCACGTTGCTCCACCCGCCCGCGGTGATGGAACGCGGGCGGATGAATATGCACGGCGGCTTGCATACCTCGAGGGATGCATGACCCGCTACGAGCAGGCCACGAAGCTCTGGCGCGACGCCCAGCTCGAAATGCAGAAGTGCGCCACCCTCAAGGAGAAATGCTGGACGCAGTTTGTGGACGCGAGGCTCCAGCTCTCAGCGCTTACCTTCGGCAGCGACTTCGACGCCAGGGGCATGCGCCCAGGGCGCCTCGACCGCGATCCGCCGGTGCGCCTCAACCGCGCCAACAACAGCTGGGAGGAGGTATGAGCGCAAAGAGCCGACGCAAGGGCAAGAACGGGGAGCTTGAGGCAGCGCTGGTGATGTCCGTGCTGACCGGCACGAAGTGGATACGCACCGCCCAGCGCCATGGCAAGGCCACGGCAGACATCGAGCCGCTGCCGCCGGCTACGTCCAAGGTGCATGTCGAGGTCAAGCGCTACCAAGGCGGCCTGGAGTGGTGGTCGCGCAGGGTGAAGGAACGGCCGAACGCGCTGTTCATTGATGACATACAGGGGCTGTTCTTCTGCGCCATCACCGCGATCTTCGTTGCCGTGCGCCAGGACACGCTTGCCTACAAGGCACCGACGCAGCGCAGCGTGAAGCGGTGGCTTGACAAGGCGTACAGCGACCGGCTCGAGGGCATGGTGCCCATGATCCTGTGCAGGCAGGACGATTCGCCATGGATCATCGCTTGGCGCGTGTCGGATGATGATGAGCTTATGGAAGCGCTCAAGGAAAGCGGGGTGAAGGAATGCGCCGCATGCGTTGGCAAGGCAACCTAGGAAAGCCGCTGTCTGGCAAGGATTGGGGTCGTGCCAGGGGAGGCACGTGGACGCGCACGGCCACGCTGCACAAGGCATGCAACCCTCGATGCGCTCGATGCGGAAGCATTGCCGACCTTGAGACCGATCACATCAAGCCGCTCCACAAGGGCGGCACGAATGACTGGTCGAACTTGCAGAGCCTTTGCAGGGAGTGTCACGCTCGAAAGACGCAATTTGACTTGGAATGCGGGTAATGGCGCGTAACACGCAGCGCAAAAACGATGCCCCCCCATCACCCCCGAGGGGGGTAAAGGACACAGGGTAC